ATTTCGTTGTCGTTACCTAAAAAAATATTTGTTGTTGCGCTCTTTGACAAGTCTACAATATCCATAGCTATTAAACTAATATTCCAAGTTACTGTGCGTTCGTCTAACGTGCAGTTGTTTACCATTATATGTACTAAAGGAAAAATAGTTTGTTTGCTTAAATCAACTTTAAATATGTCGCCTTGTGTTACCGTGTTTACAATAACGTCTGCGTCAAAGTGTGTTTTAAGTTTGTCTAATAATTCAAAGTAACCTGTCATTTTTTATACATTTTATTTAATTGGCGTTGTTCAATTTCTTGCTTTTGTTTTTCGAAGGTAAGATAGGTAAGACATTGAGTAAGTCTATATCCGGTGACTGTGTCAAATCTTGTAACGTCTCCTTGAGCGAGTGCATAAATTGATTGATACCAACCCCATTGTTTTCCAAATTGAGCTTGTTCGCTAAACTCGTTTGCGTCTTCTTGTTCGTCTTTATCTGCCGTTCCAAATAAGTAAGCGTAGCTGTCAATAATTCGCTTCCTAAATTCCAAAAAAAAACACTTGAACTAATAGCTATATCTACAGGTGTAAACTTCATTAACTCGTGCATTTCTGCCATTGGTGTGTAGTCAACTATTTCGTACTTGTCTTTGAACTTTAATTTAATTGGTCGGTACATAACAGCCATTGCTTTATGATAGTTTTCCCACTTTAGTAAATTGTTTTCCAAGTCTACATATTCGCCAAAACTTATGTCTTCTAAATTAGTAATAAACCCAAACTCCTGACTTCCGATTTTAAATGTAGGTTGAAATTTTGGCTTTTGTTCAAACAGGTTTTTAAAATGTAAAATTAATTCGTTTAAACTTGTCAACTTCATTTTTACAATATCCTTTAGTTCTATTCCGCAGAAAATTTGTATCATTTTTTGAGCAATAAATTCTTCGTCGTTGCTTCCTTCCTGTACCTTTAAAAATTCTTGGTAGCTTTTTAATGGTATTTCGTTTAAAGTTGTTGGTACGTTTATTTCTAACTTCATATATCTATAATTAATTATTTGCTGTTTTGTTGTGTTCGTTTTTTTGTATGTAATCGTAAGCTTGTTTTAACATATTAATATCTCTAATATCACGTAAATAAATACGAACCTTTACACCTTTTTTTTGGTAGATGTAAATTTGTACGCATTGCATCATTACTTCTAAATCGTTCATCGTATAAAATATTGGCCGTGTGTACTGTTTAATCCTAAAGTTTCCATTTCGTGGTATCTAACAGCGTCTATTGCGTGGTCGTTTTTGCCCTGCGGTTTGTTTAATGTTTTACCAGACTTGTCGGCATCCCAACAATACGCCCTTAACTCTTTAATAAGGTTTGTGCTTTGTGAAGTAACTAAATAATTTTGTGACTGCATTATTTGAATACCGTAATTAACTGAGTCCGCTCCTTTCGTTACTCCTTTTATTTGTTGTCCTGTTCTTCGTATTTCTTCAATGCTTTTTGGTTCGCTACTATCTGCGTATGCTATAACGTGTTTTTGTAGTTTCTTTGCTATGTCGTTATTCAGTAAACTTGTTTGGTAACATATTTCGTTAAGTATTCTTTGACCATTATAATTGTAAACTTCTATTATTGAAGTCGGGTCATTTGAATAACCAAAGTCCAATCCATAACCAAGCAGACGTGCTTCCGTTGGTATTGTGTCAATTAATTTCCAATTACTGAAAACAACTCCTTCTAACATTCCAACCAATCCTTCGCCATATACTCGCCACCAATTAGCCCAATAACTGCTTGTAGTGGCTTTTAAGCGGTTCTTTTCTATTTCTGTTACTATTCGTTCGTCTAACGCTTCGTTGTCCTTGTACGTTAAAATTAAAAAGTCGGTGTCAGGTTCGTCTTTTAGTTCCGTGTGTACCCAAAATTCATTTGCTGGGTTAAAGTCAAGGTATATTCGTTTTTTTGTCCTTATTGCAAGTTCGTTGTAACTTTCAAATGTTACGTTATTACATTCGTTAATATAAAGAATATCTCTACGAGCTCCACGTAATTTTGAACTATCGTCTGCGCTAAAAAATTCTATATAAGAACCGTTTGCAAATTCGTAACGTAATAAAGATTTGTTAAACTTGTCTTCAAAAAAACGGTTACTCCAACGCATTATTTTAACGAAGTCTTTTAATGCGCCCCTTCGTAAGTGCGGTATGCTTTCAGCTACAATACTTATTTCCGTGTTTTTGTGCTTTGTCGCTATGTCTATTAATAACGGAATAACGCCAAAAGTTTTACCCGCTGAAGTACCGCCTTGAATTATTTTTATTCGCTTGTCTAACTTTGCAATTTTACTAATTGCAGTCGTCCGTATTAACATCAGGAAATAAAGGTTGTTCTATATTTGTTTGTTCTATTTGTTGAACAGGCGCACCGTAGCCACTATCCATAAGTGCTTTGTATGCTGAAACATCTCCGTCCCGCATTTTTTTAACCATTGCTAAAGTTCCTAAATCTTCTTGCGACAAAGTTTCTTCAACGCCTGTTATTGGGTTCTTTGCCTTTTGTGTTGTTTCTAACCAAAGACGTGCTATTGTGCTGCGGTTTCTACTTCCTTTCGGACGTCCGTTTTTTTCGGGTTGATATTCAGCACTAAACTTTTTTAAATTTTCTTCGTTTGGCATTTTCTCGTTTTATTCACGTTAATTTAAAATTTCTCCGTTGCGTTTAATTTCTAAACTCGGGTCTAACTTTTTCATTCGGTCAATTATTACTTGACAATATTTCGGGTCTAATTCCATTCCGTAACATTTGCGTTTAAGTTGGTGACTTGCTACCATTGTTGAACCTGAACCTAAAAAACCGTCAAAAATTAAATTACCTTTTATATGGTCTGTTATAATTTCAGATAGCATTCTAATTGGTTTTTGTGTTGGATGTACTCTTTTATCTTTTTCTCCTTCTCTAATCATTCCGTTCCATAATTGGTCGTAAATTCTTATTGGTGTGTGAAAACTGCACCAAGCCATTTCGCCATCTGCAAATGTATTTCTAATATCTGTTCCAGCTCTTTTATTCCAAATTAACCAACCATCGCTAAAAGGTAAAAAAGAAGTAAAATAATTTCCACCCCAAATAATAAATTTATTCATACCTAAACTTATACAAGTATCATAAAATTCTTTTGCGGTTTCTGTTGTGTCATCTGCAATTACTTCTGAATATTTACCTTTTTTTGCAATACCAAAGTTAGCACCTACCATTTCAGATTTAACTACTTTAATTCCATAAGGCGGGTCTGTGAAAACACAATCTGCTTTCTCCCCATTCATTAATTTAGCCACTTGGTCGCTATCCGTTGAATCGCCACAAAGTAAACGGTGTTCGCCTATTTCAAATAAATCTCCTAAAACAATATCGGTTGTTATTTCGTTTGGTATTTCGTAATTGTCTTCTTCTGCTTCAAGTTCCTGAACGCTTACGTCTAACGGCAAGTCTAAACCCCAATCCGTTAATTTATCCGTGTCCCATTCATTCGCTAAAATATCCCAATCCCACTCGCCAAAACCTACGTTGTCTTTGACTATAAATTCGTCTTTTTGTAGTTCGGTTAAATCTTTCGCCTGTACAATATAAACTTCTTTTAGTCCTGCTTCAATACAAGCTTTGTGTCGCATATTTCCACCTAAAATAATATTGTTTTCATCTACTACAATTGGTCGTAGTTCTAACATTTGTGGAAACTCCTTAATTGAATTGACTAACTTTTTAAACTTGTCGTCTTTAATTAAACGTGGGTTTTTTGGGTTCGTCTTTATGCTGTTTATTTTAACCTTCGTTACTTGCATCTTCTGTTTGTTCTGGACTGTACTCGTTATAAATTACTCTTAACTTACTTACTAAATCTCTTAAACAACTTGAACACGTACTAAACGTTAATTTTTGATTTAGTACTCTGTTGTTTATTGCTATTAGACTTGTTTGTTCATCGCTTGTAAGTGTGTTCGTGTTTTGCTTAAAATAAGCGTCTAACGTGTTGAACTCGTCTTCTGTTAAACACAATGGTTTTGCATACGGAAATAGTTTGTTTAACTTTTCTTTTCTCTTGTCACATCCGCAGTCTTCTCCTGCAATAAATTTAGCAACTTTATCAATACCCGTTGCTTTTGTAATTTTCGCGATTGTATCGCCTAATCCTTTACTTTTCATTTTTTCTTTTTTATTAGTTCGTAATCTTTATTTATAAAGTCTTCGTAGTCTTCACCTACGTTATTTTTAATTCGTTTTTTACAAGTCTTAACCGTGTTAAATATACTTGTTACACTTATGTTAGTTTCACTACTTATTTGTCGTAAACTTTTATTCGTGTTTTTGTACAGTTCAAATAATTGTTTGTCGTACCAATGCCAACTATCACATTCTAAATCT